TCAATACAAATGAGCAAGATAATACAGCTATCAGCTTTGACATTTTCTTGAGGTAGTCATGGCCAGAAGAATTAGGGTAGATCAAATTGACGATTTTTTTGAGGAACTTGTTGTTGATCTTGTTCAAGCAACTACTCTTGAATGGACTAAAAGAGTAAAAAAAGCAACACCAGTTAGGATAGTGTATGAAGGAGAACCAAAAGGGGGTGGCCAGCTTAGGGCTGCATGGCAAACAAAAATTGAAAGATTTAAAGGTGAAGTGACTAATAATCTTGTTTATGCAGAGCCAGTTTGTTTTGGTGTGAACTTACCACCATCATGGGGCGGTCAATATAGAACAAGACAAAACACTGTTGCTGGTTTTCCTGAGCTTATAGGCAAGGAACTTGAGCAATATGTAATGAGACAACTCAGGAGGGGTATTTGATGGCAGCTACAAACTTAAACACAGTAAGATCAACCATTGAAACAAGAATCAGAAATGAATTTAGAACAGGTCAGCCGATACCCATAGTTTTTAACAATGTTCCTTTTGATGCCTCAACTGTTGACCAATATATTCAATGTATTACTAGCTTTGGATCAAGTGAATACCTTACACAGCAATCACCTAATTCAAGTACCACCGCTACAAATCTTGTTGTGGGTCTTATTACTTGTAATATTTACACAAAGCAGGGACTAGGAGCAGGGGCAAACTTTACTATTAGCAAAAGAGTCAGAGATTTATTCAACAGAATTACAGTTTCTGATGTAAGGTTTGATCCACCAGTAGGGCCTGAGATATTACAATCAAGTCCAGAAGGTAAATTTCAAACACAGATTAGAATAACATTTGAATTATATGAGGCTCTTACATCATGATTGAAATTACAGAAGAAATGCTTGACGCTATCGAAGCAGTCAAAGGCAGAAGAGATCCAAAATACTGGGATCCTAAATGTAGACGATATATGGAAAGTCAAAAAACAAAAGCTGTAAAAAAACCAAAAAAAGGTTAATATAATTATAAATATTTCTTTTTATCGTTATGGCTGCTGTAAAAGGTGATGTCGGGCAAGTCAAATTTGATGATGGCGGCTCTTCTGTCAACCCAGTTTTAGGCACTAGAGAATGGTCTATGACTATCACCAAAGATACCCAAGAAACAACTGTTCAAGGTGACACTTTCAAATCTTTTGTTGGTGGATTAATTGAAGGTGAGGGATCTGCTGTTCTTCAATATGACAACGCTGCCTCTGGAGAGACTGCAACTTTTATGGACGGCATTTTGACCACAGGTGACACAGCAACAGCATCTTTTGAGCTTTTCCCTGATAGTGCAAGCGGAACTAAAAAAATTAGCTTTAGCGGCCTTATAACAAACTTTGAGCAAGGGTCAGCTTTAGGTGATGTAAGTACAATCAACATCACATTCAAGCCATC